AATATTTAATGCTTGGGGCTGGCGAAGGCCGCGAAGTACTAGGAAATTCACGACAGGCAAAGGTATTTAATGCTCGTAGTGACTATGATGTGTTCACAAGAAAACCAAAAGGAAAGCGTAGACAAGGACTGTGGGCAAGGCTATAAGGAATTTAGGAGTATATTATGTGTCTTAAAGCTGTAGGTAAATTATTAGGTTTACGCCCCAAAGCACCAAAGGCTGACCCAGCTAATGATGCTATTATTCGTCAGTTAGATGAACAAGCAAAGCAAGCAAAGATAATGGCTCAACAAGCTGCAGATGAAAGAGCGCGGCTCAAAGAAGAGCGTTTGCAACAGACTGTTGCACGTAAACGCAAAGGCATAGGTCGTCGTTCATTAATTATGAGTGGCAGTAGTGGAGAAGGCTTTTTGCCAGCAGCAGTGAGGCAACCAACCGATGGTTAGTTTTGCAATGGGCATAGGTAGTTTATATGGTGGCATGCCAACAAGCATGATACAGTCAAGAACTACACAACCTAAAAAAACAACAAAGGCTAAATCGCTAGTAATGCCAAGAGGTGTAAGTGAAACTTCGCCAGGTAATTATAAAGATTCAAAAGGCAATCAACTTATAAAACAAGGAGATCAGTTTTATACTTTGCCTACAGTAGCTGATAGTGCATTTGGATATATTACTGTACCTACGCTTTATAAGCCGCCACCTGAAACCAAAAAAGAAAGAGTTGAAAAGAGGCGTATTGGAATAGAGGCGGCTGTAGGTTCAAAAACTCCAATTTTTGAGGACTTGCCTCAACCAGAAGAGTCGCCAATAGAAACTATACAAGTGCCAGAAGATGCAACACCAGAACAAAAAGAAGAAGCTAGATTAAAAGAAGAGGCAAGGTTTCGTCAGCGTGAACAGGAACGCCAAGCTCGCAGAAATCAACTTAGAACATTTTCAGGACAGCGCAGAAGTTTATTAAGACCTGCAGCAAGAAGACCTTACTATGCATAAAGATTCTGCAAAATATTATCTTGAGAAGTATCGCAAAGCTAAAGCTGAAAGACTTCAGTTCGAAGAGTTGTATGAAGAGTGTTATGATTATGCCCTGCCGCAAAGAGCAGGGTTTCATTATGAAACAAAGGGACAGAGAAGAGATGACAAAATATTTGACGAAACTGCAGTCGTTGGTGTCCAAGAGTTTGCATCGCGTCTACAGGCTGGGCTTGTCCCTAACTTTGCACGTTGGGCAGATTTTATCGCAGGGTCAGAAATGGCTGAAGAAGATGCTGACGAAGTTAACAACGAACTCGACAAAGTAACTGAGTATATCTTTGAAATACTTCAGAACTCAAACTTTAGCCAAGAAGTGCATGAGTCATTCTTAGACCTTGCTGTTGGCACTGCATGTTTGATTGTTGAAGAGGGTGATGCAATCAACCCTATACGCTTTAATGCTATACCACTACCGCAGCTTGTGCTTGAAAGTGGCCCCGATGACAGAATTGATCATGTCTATCGGGAGCGTGAGATACGTTGTTCTGATATACAGATAGTTTATCCCAGGGCTGAGTTGCCTCCAGAAATGGAGTCAATGATGAAGAACAACCCAGATGTAAAGACTAAGATTATTGAGATTGTTTGCAGGTTGTATGAAAAGCCAAACGAAGAAAAGTATGGTTTCTTTGTTATTGATATTGACCGACAAAAGATGCTTTTCATGGAAAACTACGAAGGCGTAGGCTCTAATCCATTTGTATGTTTTCGGTGGTCAAAAGCTTCAGGTGAAACATATGGGCGCGGCCCATTGGTAAATGCATTGAGTGCAATAAAAACAACCAATCTTACCATTGAGTTAATACTTGAAAACGCACAGATGGCTGTATCTGGTATCTATCAAATGGATGATGATGGTATTATTAATGTAGACACAATCAATCTTATGCCTGGCACTGTTATCCCTAAAGCCCCCGGCAGTGGTGGCCTACAACCAATTCGTGCTGCTGGTGACTTTAATGTAGCTAATTTAATCTTAAATGATATGCGTAATAATATTAAACGTGCGCTGTATAATGATATGCTAGGCGACCCAAACCGCACACCAGCATCTGCAACAGAGGTTGCCGAGCGTATGGCTGACCTTAGTAGACGTATTGGTGCAGCCTTTGGAAGATTGCAAGCTGAGATGGTGCAACCCATTTTACAGCGTGTGGTTTACATTTTACGCAAGCAGGGGCGTATTGAGTTGCCTACTGTAAATGGTAGGGAAGTAAAAATAAAAAGCATTTCTCCTCTTGCACAAGCACAGGCAAATCAGGATATAATGGCAGTAAGCCGTTTCTTAGAAATGGTGAATGGAATGTTCGGGCCTCAGTTAATGAACTTGCTTGTGTCCTCGGAAGAGACAGCAATTTATTTAGCTAAGAAGTTTGGTGTACCTGATCATTTGGTAAGGGATATGGCAGAGCGTCAAGCAGTAATCGAGATGGCGCAAATGCTACAGCAATCACCAGAAGGGCAAGCAGCAATAGATGGCACGACACCTCTCTCTTGATGGCTTTACACGCACAAAAACAGACGACTTAATTATATCAAGAAACATAGAAAGTCTGTTTAAGTCGCCTACTGGCGAAGCTGTCTTACAATATTTACGTTCAATAACCATTGAGGCTGTATCAGGCCCCAATATTAGTTCAGAAGAATTGCGTCATATAGAGGGGCAACGCTACCTTGTTGGCCTAATTGAACGGCGCATGAAACAATCGGAGAAAGCAAAAGATGTCGGAAGCGGAAGCACCAACAACAGTGAGTGATGTAGTCTCAAGTGAGGCTGTCGAAACTCCAACAGAAGTACAAGCAGAATCTGTAGAACGTCCACAGTGGCTACCAGAAAAGTTTGAGTCACCAGAAGCGTTGGCAGAGTCATACAGTTCTCTTGAAGCTAAACTTGGTAAGGGTGAAACAGAGTTACGAGAAAATATAATAAAAGAACTTGAGGAGCAAGCATATGCCGAGCGTCCTGCAAGTGCTGGCGAATATCAAATGCCAGAAGAGATACCTGATGATTTTGTCGTAGACAATGAACTTTTAGATTGGTGGTCTAACCACTGCTATGAAAATGGTTTTAACCAAGAAGAGTTTGCATCAGGTCTTGAAGTTTGGCAGCAAGCAATAAGCGGTACACAGCCAGACATACCTGCTGAAACTGCAAAGCTTGGCGATAATGCTAACGCTCGTATTGAAGCGGTAAGTCTTTGGTCACAGAAGTTTTTTCCACCAGAGTATGAGCAATCAATTATGCGCCTTGGTGAAACTGCAGAAGGTATTATGGCCTTAGAGCTTATGATGCAATCTTTAAGCACCACACAAATGACTGACCAAGCATCTACACCATCCACTGTTTCTCAAACTGAGCTTGAAGAAATGATGCGTGATGAAAGATATTGGAAAGCAGGAAAGCGTGACCCGAACTATGTAAAACAGGTTCAAGAGGGGTATAACCGCATATATGGCAATACCAAGTAAAATTGGTTCAATAGATATTGAACGTGCCAGGCTAGAGCATGCTAATTATTTATTTGATAAGTTGCGCAAGTCAGATGAGCATGAGTGTAGAATACAAGGCTACACACCTTGGCGCGCATTGCATGAGGCTGTAGCCGATCAATCAGGTGAAAACTTTACTCTTATAGTTAATGGCATACCTATCGCTATAACAGGTCATGCGCCAGTATCAGAGGGGTCTATTGATTGGGCCGATGCTGGTATTGCATGGCTATTAGGCTCTGATGAGATAAAAAAGAACAAGATTAGCTTCTATAAAACAACTAAATATCTTATAGAGTATTATTCTAAATTATATGATTTCGTTACAAATGATGTCCCTTTATCCAATGAAACTACGCTTCAGTGGCTTACAACATTGGGTTGTGTGTTTTCTTTAGAGCCGCATATTACTAATGGGCATGAAATGTGTAATTTTATATATTGTCAAAAAAAGTTTTATCATGTTATATCTGGAACTGAGAAGCCCGAAACTAGCTGATGGCCCACACAGGATAACCAGTTGAGGCGAAAAAACGGATAACTGCTCATTGGTGAAACTTTTTTAATAGGACTTATATAATGGCTAATACAATTGATACCGCCTTTATTAAGCAGTTCGAATCCGAAGTTCACATGGCTTATCAACGTATGGGTTCCAAGTTACGGAACACAGTACGCACAGTCAGCAATGTGCAAGGAAACGTAGTTCGTTTCCAGAAAATCGGAACTGGTTCTGCTTCAACAAAGGCACGCAACGGCTCTATCACACCGATGGAACTGGCGCACACAACCGCAGAAGCAACTCTTAGTGATTTCTATGCGGCTGAATTCATCGACAAACTCGATGAAATGAAAACCAATATCGATGAGCGTCAAGCTGTAGCACAATCTGCTGCTGCTGCTCTTGGTCGTAAGACAGATGAAATTCTTACCGAGGCCATGGATGCGGGTGCTAACTCTACTCAAATCCACGATACGTCAAGTGCTTTGGAAAAAGCTGACCTTCTGTCTCTGTTTGAGACATTTGGTGGTGCTGATATTCCAGAGGATGGACAGAGGTATCTTGCGATGAACTCAAAAGGTTATTCTGATTTGTTTCTTATCACAGAGTTTGCTAGCTCAGACTTTGTCGGTGAGCAAAACCTGCCATACGCAGGTGGCATGACAATGAAAGAGTTTCTTGGCTTCAAGATATTTTCAACATCTGCTGTTACGGCAGGTAAGAACTTGGCTTACCATACTTCTGCTGTTGGTCTTGGTGTTGGCGCTGATGTCACAACCGAGCTTAACTATGTAGCAGAAAAGGCAAGTCACCTTGCAACTTCAATGATGTCAATGGGCGCAGTAGTTATCGATGATAATGGTATCTACGAAGTTCTTGACAACAACTCATAGGAGGATTGAACATGGCTTATAGTGCAGCTGGTTTGACCAGACTCGCAGGTGGTTCAGGTGTAAACCTTTATCACTACTCAACAACTGATGCTATCGCCACAGTCAACACAGCAGGTTACTTTAATAGTGCTGCTAATATGTTGAATGTTCGTGATGTCATTATTGTTGCTGACACAAACACACCAACAACTAGTTTTGTAAGTGTTTTGTCTAACACTGGTTCAGTAGTAGATGTTTCTGATGGAACAGCTATTGCAGAAACCGACTCCGACTAGGGGTAGTGGAGGCGAGGAACTCCCTTCACTCGCCTCCATTTTTATAAATGACATCAGAAGCAAGCAATAGTGCAATAGACGTAGCTAGTCGGGCTTTGATCCTCATAGGAGCAGACCCGATAACATCGTTTTCTGAGACAACAACAGAAGCTACTGTTGCCTCTAATCTTTATGAAGATATTGCGAGGTCATCTCTTACAAATACAAGATGGCGTTTTGCGACCAATCAAGCAGTTCTTAATGCGCTTTCAGATGCACCTACTGGTAGATTTGATATAGCACATCAACTCCCAAGTGATTTACTTATGCTGCATGCATTAACAGTAAATGATAATCTAATAGAGTATACACAATATGGTGACAAAGTTTTTAGTAACCGCACATCTGCAGATAGTGTGGTGGCTGACTTTACATTTAGAGCTAATGAAGTTTCCTGGCCTAGCTACTTTACACTAGCTGTAGAGTATATGTTAGCGTCAGTATTTGCTGGTAGCATTGCTCGTGACCCTGAGCTATCACAACAAATGCTAGTATTCCATGATCGATTTATGGGCAAAGCACGAACACTTGATAGCCAAATTAGCACTACCAGAAAAATAGCTACATCAAGGTTTATCACTGACAGGAGAAGCTAATGGCAAGAGTACGCATACCTTTGTCCAGCTTTGAGTTTGGTGAGTTAAACGGCTCTCTTACAAGCCGTGTTGATACTAATGTATATACTTCTGCAGCAGAGCAGATAAGAAATTTATACATTCGTTCAGAAGGTGCTGTAGTAAAACGTCCTGGCACAAAACGACTATATAACTTTTCTGCACCAAGTTATGATGCAACTAAGCGTATGCAGGTCAGACTTGAGCCATTTGTATTTAGTGATGATGAAAAGTATATCTTTGCATTTAGTGATAATAAGTTAGATATATTTCAGATTAATGCAAATACAGGTGCTGTATCTCACATTCAAGCTGTAACAACCGATGTAAATAGTGCTACTGTACCTTGGGATGTTACCTATCTTGAGTCTTTTACATATGTGCAAAAAGGTGATGTTTTTTTTGTTACACATCCATTCTTTGCTATACGTAAGATAGTAAGAACATCATTAACTACATTTCAAGTAGAGACATTTGCATTTGATGAATCACCAGCAGGTGATTTGACTTATATGCCCTTCTTTTCTTTTCAAAGTCCAGGTGTGACTATTACGCCAACAGACACACAGTCATATTCAACAACTGCAGCAGAGGCTATTGACTCTTCCGAAACATCTATTGATATAACTGATGCAAGTAATTTTCCAACAGCTGGTAGATTTCTCGTAGGCTCAGAAGTAATTACCTATACAGGTAAATCGACTAATACCCTAACTGGGTGTACCAGAGGTACATTTAACACGACTGCTGCAGCACATGATAATGGTTCTACAGTAACTTATTGCCCAAAGGTAACAACAAGTGCTGCATATTTTAGTACCGCATATATTGGTTTAAGATTACGCATTGGTGATTCGGAGGTGTCTATTGTTGGTACAAGCGGTACAACACAAGCAGCTATAGTTGTCCTAGATGTAATTAGAACTACACTTGATGTTGATGCAATAAGAACGATTGATGGCACATCAACCATACAAATAACACATGCATTACATGGTTTAGCTACTGGGAATAGTGTTACAATTGATAGGGCAGCAGCTATTGGTGGCATTAATGCCAATCAAATAAATGGCTCAAGGACAATTACTGTACTAGATGAAAACAAGTATGAGGTAACTGCAGGGTCTAGTGCAAACCTTTCTACTGATGGTGGTGGACAACCCCGTATAGCATCTACAGCAGCTACTACTGAATGGTCAGAACAAAGCTATTCTGCACTTAGAGGATATCCAAGTGCTACAACTTTCCATGAGAACAGATTGTGGTTTGCTGGTACACTTTCGCAGCCTGATCAAATATGGGCATCTAAGTCAGCAGAGTATTTTAACTTTGATATAGGTACAGCATTAGATAATGAGTCTCTTGACCTTACATCCAATGTTGGTGACATCTTTACCATTAGGCATCTTGTCAGTAATCGTGACCTGCAAATATTTTCTACTACTGCAGAGCTATATATCCCAACAAGCACGACCAAGCCTATTACGCCAACAAGTGCTGTGATTAGAAGGCAGACACCATTTGGCACAGGCTTTGCCAGGCCAATACCGCTTGATGGTGCAACATTATTTACTGATCGAAGCGGCAAGTCTGTTCGTGAGTTTTTGTTTACTGAGGGTGAAGATGCTTACACTGGCGGCAGTATATCTGCATTAGCATCGCATTTGATTGTAACACCAACACAACAGCTTGTGGTTTCTGGCGCAACAAATAGACCAGAAACGTATGCATACTTTGTAAATAGCGATGGCACTCTTGCTATTTTCTATACCATAAGAGGCGAGAAGAAACAGGGCTGGTCACTATGGAATACACAGGGTAAGTTTCATTCTGTTTGTACAATAGAAAATAGATTGTTTGTAGCATCTGCTAGAGATGATGGTAGTGGTACGACAAAATACTTTTTAGAAGAGTTTGATGATGAAATGCCAATGGATTTTTGTGATACGTTTTCTGCGTCGAGTGGGGTATTTGGCAGTCTTGGTTCTCATTTTGCTAACAATGCTGTTGTAAAAGCAGTTAATGGAACTGACTATCTTGGTGAGTTTACAGTTGGAAGCGCACAGATAGATGTTAGTGCAGCAAAAGATAATGTAAGCACAGGCTTTCTTGGATATTCATTTACACCATTACTAAAAACCTTACCTATTGATAGCTATGGCACAAGGCTTGGTGTGCAGATGACAGGCATGCCAAGAAAACTGACAAGCGTTGTGTTAGACCTAGTTAACACAATGTCTATATCCGTAAATAGTAATGATTTAATAACTAGAAATGTAACTGATGATATGTCTCAAAATAGAGAGCCAATAACAGGTAAAAGGGAGTTTAGATTGTTAGGTTATAGTCGTGACCCTAGAGTTGAAATATCACAAAGCGCACCTTTGGATATGCAACTTAATGGTATGGTAGTAGAGGTGAGTAGATAATGTTTTTAGAAGCATTAGCCATAGGTGGTGCATTAACATCTGCAGGTATGTCTTATAAGGCTGGATATACTGCTAAACAGCAAGCAAAGCTTAATGCAAAACGTGAAGAATATAGGGGTCGTGTAGAGGCAGAACAGCGCAAACTAAGAGCGCAACAGCAACATGCAGACCGCTTTCGTACTTATATAGAAGATGATGCAACAAATATTGCATTAGTTGGTATTACTGGTAGAGATATAAGTGATAGGAGTATTCAAGCCTTACGAGATAGGCAAGAAGAGGTTGTTGCTAGAGATTTATCTCGTATTGATACACAAGCAGATATGGAAATAGATGCTGTGTTTACTCAAAGCCAACTTCAACAAAAACGCATTCGTGCGCAAGGTAGTGCTGCGTATAAACAAGGTATTGCTAGCGCAATACAGGGTCTAACAGGCGCAGCATCAATGGGGAGCGACCTTAGAGGGTAGGCATCATGGTAGAATTTATCAAACGATCAAGACAAACTGCAACTAATCAACCTATTGGTGTAGTTCGTATTACTAATGATGATGGTGGTAAGTTTCGTGCAAATATGGCAATGGCTAATGCTGTCCAGGGTGTTAGCAAACTAGCTTTAGATCAAGTTAAAGAACAATATGAAGCAGACGATTTAGAGGCAGCGGCATCACAACCTATATTCTCACGCAATGAAAATGGAGAATTACAGCCAAATAGTTTTGATAAGCCTACTGGTTTATTTGGAATAGGTGAAAAAGAACGCTCTACACAATCACAAAACATTTATAACAAACGATTTGCTGTAGCTACAGAAAATGCCATGAATGCTGAGGCATTAGAAATATCAAATAATACAAATAATGCAGAGGAGTTTAGGCAACAGTTTGAAGCCTATGCATCAGAGCAGTCTGCATTAATGGGTGAAAACTTTGACCCAATACTGCAAGCACAGTATCAGAACGCAGCAAGCCAAATAGCAAATCAATATGCAACAGGTAAATTAAAGCAATCTCATATTAAAGCAGAGCAAACTGCAGTAGCTGACCTTGCAGATAATACATTTAATAATTTCCAAGATGTACAATCCTTGTTAGCTAACGGTCAAGAAGGAGAAGCGTTTGCACTTTTAGATGTTACATATAATAATATTGAAAAAGAATTTGGAAATAATAATCAATTTACTGCAAGTTTTAAAAACAACTTAATGCAGCAAGGCATTAGGTCAGCAGCATTAGGCACAATATTAAATGTAAAACAAAATACTTCTGTAAATCCTGTAAGACTTTCTACAGCACTAGATAAAGCATTACGCGATGGTAGCTTTACAACAGAGGCTTTTGGAGACGAGCTTGTAGGATTAGGCCTAAGTCCAGATCAAGCTGTCCGTATGCGTGCAGTATTTACAGGTGCTAGCCCTGCAACAATTAATAATATTGCTCAAAGAATGAGTGCAATTAAAGATGAAGAAGCGGAGGCGCAAACTAATATATCTGTAGCCTCTGTATTAGCTGAAGGTAGCCCATCTCAAATAGCTGCATTAAATGCAAACCAGGTTAATTCTTATATAACCCCCCAGTTTGTTTTAAATATTTTAGCAGATGATATAGTCCAAGGCGCAACCTTAAAGGCTGATCAACAAAATCTTGTAAATATAATTAAAAGTACAAATGAATTACCTGCTGCATTTCAAAAACAAGTAGAAGATATTCTTGATGGTAGTGTAAGAGACGAGAGAACTGTAAGAAATGCTATGACTCTTTTGCGTTTTGGTGCTTATAATAAAGACGGATTAAGGTCGGTAACAGGCATAAATGAAAATGCTGTTAGCCTATTTTATGCTGCATTAAAGGTAAATGGTGGTAATTTTTTAGAAGCACAAAAACAAGTATTTAAATTTGAAACAGCTTCTCAAAAAGTTTTAAGAGAAAATTATGCTAAAATTACTCAAAGATTTAAAATTCCAACCGATGATTTAGACTTTTCGCCTGGTACATTAGAATCAAAAGTTATGCCTGTTGTTAAAACACACCTGACTGGTCTTCTTTCAAGTGTATTAGGTGGCAATCCTCAAGACTTTACTAATCAAAGGTTGTTGGACAGCCTTGTGCCAGCTGCTCTGCAAGTATACAGCACGCTTGAAAATCCTGATTTAATAATGAAGGAATATATTAGAGGTAACATTGTTAAGACAAAGTATTTAGCAGATGCAAATTATAGTAGTGTTGCCCCTGAAAGATTTTTTGCTTCTGATGAAAACGAAAAACAGTTTTTTGAAACCGCAAATCGAATGATTGCACAAAATAGGGGTATTGAAATACCACTTGTATCATACGCAATACCAAAGTCAGAGGGTTTTGGGTTTCCTGATTTTGAAACTGTTGAGCGTGCCCCAAATCTTTTGGGTGTTGACTTTTTTTTGAAAGTAGACAGGCGCTCAACAGAGACAGAACCTAAATATTATATTGTAGATAAATTTGATCAACCTTTACAAAAAAATGGTGATTTGGTTTATTTAGATTTTAGAGGTATTGCTGCTAATAATGCACTTAAACAAAGGATGAAAAAAAATCAAAGCATACAAAATGCTGCCAGAAGAAATGCTATTAAATCTTCAGACGCAGAAAAAACAGCACAGGGTATTGCTAGAGGTCTTTTCTAAATGGGGCTTTTACCGGTAACATATGCAAGCCCTTTAAGTGTAAGCGAGTCGGTTGGCGATATCGCACAGCGTGTAGAGCCATCTTCATTTACGCAAAACTTTTCTGATCAGCTTGGATATTTTTACCAGCCAGTAATACGACAGTCACAAGAAGCACTATTGTTTAGCGCTGAAGAAGATAATGAGTTTGACTTTGTTGGTGAGTTAACAAAGCTAGATGATAACTTTATAATTAATCATGCGGCTGACCTGGTTGGCTCAAGAAGTAAAGCGCAGTTTGATTATCGTATAGATACTATTAAACAAAACCAAGCAAGACGACAGCGCATGGAAACAAAGAGTTGGTATAGCCCAAGTTCTTTGCTTGCTGGTCTTGTTGATCCATTGAATATTTTGTTTGCTGTTCCGTTTATTGGCACACCCCTAGGGACTATTGTAAAAGGTGGTATGGGTATTAAGGCATCGGCGGCGGCTGGTGCAAAGGGTGGTTTTTATTCTGCGGCTGCGGGTGAGGCTATACGTTATCCCTTTGATGACTTAGCTACACCAGTAGAAGCTGCTGGTAATATTGC